CACCGTATTTGAAACTGTTACGTACAATTTTAAAAATTCGAGTATCAAATTTATTGAGTTTGGTCCACTGTTGTAGATACTTTTTAATAATTTTAACTTCAGTGCTAGTGGCTTTTTCGTTGAAGAAGATCTCAAATGGTGTTTTATTTTCTTCGTTAGTTTGGCTACAAAACTCTGCTAGAATGTCTAGTGCAGCGTTAACTTCACTGTCGCTGTCCATGGTATCATATTGCCCGTAACGCTCTAAACGATTGGGATGGCCAGCATAGACATCGGGCAAATAGCTAGAATAGTTAGTTCGACTAGGATTGTTCCCAGTACTCATACTGCCGCTAATTGTGCTTAGTTTGCCTGTTGTGTTTACAGGAGAAAAATACTTTTTCCATCCACTCATCTTAAATTCCTAGTTTGGGTATGTTTATACCGTTGCAAATAAGTTACCGCCCAATTCTTTAGTAGCATTATAATTACGTTGGGTATAATCCGTGTTCTGTTTCATAACCGCTAATAACTGTGCAGTAAGACTATTTAACCGTTGTATGCCTTCTGCAACGCCGTTCTGACCTGTAAGCTGAGCCATTTGACTAGGTGTTACCACAGACTCCCCAGCTTGTACATTTAGAGTAGCATCTTGTTTTTCCCACCAACTACCTGTCATTCCTATAGTGCCACTATGACGGTTAGCATTTGGAAACATCAATGGATCAATATTTCGAGGTTTGTTATCTCCCCAAAGAAAAGCCCTGCCATTGTTAGCATTTTTATATGCTTCAATAGCCTGATTTGTTTCGTTTATTTTTGCACGAGCTGCATCTCTTGCTGCATCAATTGCTGATTGATTACCTTCTTGTTGTATATCTTCTGCTGCACGAACTAATCTATTTACTTCGGCTCCTAATTTTTCTATGTGTCGTTGTTGCTTTCTTAATTCTGGATCTTCTCCTCCAGCGGAGCCAAACTTTTTGTAAAGTATGGCATTAACATAATCTTCTACAACATTAACCATATTAATTGCATACGGTTTGAAGAACTCAAGAAAGTTATCAAACATCTTTATTAAAGGACCTCTAACAACATCCCAAAGCTGAGATACTTTTTCACCCATTACATCAAATACACCAGACCATCCTTTCTCTGTATATGCTTTTTTCATTTCAGCTAAAGTATTTTTAAACCATTCCCAGACTCCATTTACTCCTTTAATTATTAGTGGCAAATATTCTTGCACTAATTTTAACAAAGCGATTCCTGCTTTTAATACCCATTGTGCAAAGTCTTTTAAAAATGGTACCATTGGTACTATAGCACCATATATCATGTTTAATAGTTCGTCGCCAAAGGACCTGATAGCTTTTGAACTCTGCTCTAATGCTGCTGCGGATCCAGATGCCTGTTTGGCTCGATCTTTTGCTGATTTGTTCTCAGCTTCTTTTAATGTTGCTTCATCTTGATAGGTTCTTCGTGTTTTAAGAAGTGTTGCTAGAGCTAGCATCTGTTGTTGAACTGCAACTGATCCTTGGGCAGCACCAATTTGAGTTAGTAGTTTAGCGCCTTCATTACCTGCATTTAACAAACCAACTCTAGCCATTTTAACAAGTTCTTTTGTATCTACACCAGCATTTATTGCGTCAAGCAATCGTTTGTTTAGCTTAGACATAGCACCACCAGTCAATGAATCCATGTCAGCTTGAGCTTTAGTTTGTGCTACATTTGCACCCCTTGCTGCATTTTTAAAAAATTCAGCAGCTTCGTCTCCGCCACCTTGAATAATCTCTTGTAATACCACACCAATTTTTTTAGCGTTGTCACCCTTAAGAGTAGAAAGATAAACTTGGAATGCTTCTTCCATTAATACTTTTTGTTGTTTTTTCCTTAACTCTGCATTACTTTCACCAGTTAGTTGACTTAGAGTGGAAAGTTGTTCAGCATATTCAGCAGCACCTTTTGTAACTTTTTCTGAATTATTAAGATCTTGTTTGTTCATTGTACCTTGCATTCTCATATAGAGAGCAAGGGTTTCAGCAGCAGATTCAGCAGTATATCCCAATCCTGCTAACATATTTCCATATTTGCTTTTAGGGCCATATAATCCACCTGCAATGTTTACAAATTTATCAATACCACTTTGCACATTACCGCCCATTGTAGCAAATAAATCTGAATTTGTTTGTACAATTTTAGTAAAGTCATCCATACTCATATATGCTCTAGCAGCAGATGATCTCATAGCAGACAATGACCCTCCAAAACTAGCACCAGAATCTGTGAGTTTTTGATATACCGCTAATAAGTTTTCTTGATAAGCTGTAAAAGCACTTAATATTCCAAAGAATGTTCCAAGTACTGGAAAACCAGAAAACGCTGCATAAAATTCACTGAGCTTCGATGTGCCCATTGCAGTACTTTTTGCAAATTCATAAAGATTTACAGCAACACCTTTTAAACCTCCGATAACAGTAGATACTACATCACTCAAAAATCCAAAAACACTACTAATTCCGCTAACAACTCCTTTAAGTACCCCGAACGCCATTGACAGTGGATTAAAAGATGACAACAAACTAGCGGCACTACTAGCAGGGCTTCCACCGCTACTTGTACTGCTACTACTTCCCCCACCACCACCAGTTCCTGCTCTACTGATTATATTCTGAAGTTTAATCAGATTGACATTCATGGCCTGTGCTGTTGCCAATAAGTCTGCTAGTGTTGCTTCTGTTGCGCCAGTCATAGTTTAAAAATCACCATTAAGTACATAGATAAATAGAATATTCATATATAGTTTATTTATCGGAGATAAAACCATGCAAGTACAACCAGTCAAATCTAAAAACAACCCTTTAGCTAGCTTTATGCGTCAACCTAAGGTATATATATCTTTACCTAGTAGAGGAGATTTTTGGCCAAAAGGTAGCATTGATATTCCAGAAACTGGAGAGCTTCCAGTTTTTTCAATGACTGCACGAGATGAACTATTGTTTAAAACACCCGATGCATTAATGAATGGACAAGCAGTAATTGATGTTATCCAAAGTTGTATACCAAATATCAAGAATGCTTGGGCAACACCTACCATTGATCTTGATACTATATTGATCGCTATTAGATTAGCCACATATGGTGAGAAGATGCCTTTCAAACATAAAATTCCTGTAATTGATGAAGAAGTTAACTATGAGATCGATTTAAGAATGCTGTTAGATCAACAACAGGGTAATTATTGGATTGATCAAGTTGTTATTAATCCAGAGTTTATTATTTGTGTTAAACCACTAACCTACAAACATATGACACAGACTAGTATCAAAAGTTTTGAAACAACTAGAATACTTAGTATGGTCAACGATGAAAGTATTAATGACGAAAAGAAATTAGAAATGTTTAATGCTAGTTTCAATAATCTTACCAAAGTTACTGTAGAATTAATGGCTGAAAGTGTTTATAAAATTATCACAAGTGAAACTGAAGTTACTGATGCTCGATTTATTTCAGAGTTTGTTAATAATGCCGACAAAGAAATATTTGATAAAGTTCAAACACATTTGTCTGAGATTAAAAAGAACAACGATCTTAAACCTTTGGTGTTCAATACCACAGAAGAGCAGCAAGAATTAGGTGCTCCTGCAACCTACACAGTACCTATTAATTTTAACGATTCTGATTTTTTCGCATGAGGCTTTTGACTATGTCCATGGATGAAATCCAGGATGAAGTTAAATCATTAGAGAACGAGTCAAAAGCCTTAATCAAAGAACTTTACAAGATGGCTTGGTTTATGCGAGGTGCTCTAAGCATAGAGCAAGCATATATGATGTGTATTGATGACAGAATGATTATATCTGATATAATCAACGAGAATTTAGAAACTACTAAAGAATCTGGATTACCGTTCTTTTGATTTTTATATGCCGGCTCTTGTTAGCTTCTGTTGCATTATCTGTAACTGAGATTTCAACTGTGCAACTTCATCATCATTATTAGCAGCGCCATTAGCGCCATTAGCACCTGGAGTAGCAGGAGCAGCACCACCTATTGCAGTGGCTCCTGCTTCTTTACCTTGAGCTATAGCCCTTTTAATACCAGTACCTATGCCAGTAACTGCGCCATAGGCTTGTCCTGCCTTGCCAATGCCTTGTGCAATTCTCTGACTTAAAGATGGTCCAGATGTATTTGCATTGGGAGTTGCTGTTGTAGCAGTAGTAGGGGTAGTAGCAGTAGTAGGGGTAGTAGCAGTAGTAGGGGTAGTAGCAGTAGTAGGGGTAGTAGCAGTAGTAGGGGTAGTAGCAGTAGTAGGGGTAGTAGCAGTAGTTGTAGCAGTAGTAGAGGTAGTAGCACCTAAAGTATTTGGTTGTGCATACGCACTCCTTACACTATAAGCACCCTGTGCTGGAGTTGCTTGAGGTAATGGTGCTGCATTAGGTCTTGCTCCACTAGCAGCCGCTTGCATTGATGCTTGTTGGGCATCAGTTCTTGGACCTAATTCTGTTAACAACTGTGCGATCTTCATATTCTATTCCTTAAAGGATATTTTATTTATATATTAAAGTGAACTACGTTCACTTGCTTCTTCACTTGCGTTCGAAGCAAATTTATTTATATAATAATGTGTTCATCGTTAACGATGTTAATATTATCTAGATTAATCGGTCACACTTAGCCCAGACTAGGGCTAAGAAAAAACTGGGCATTATCTGAGTAGCACAGTCACACAGCGTTAGAACTACAAGCATTTCTGCTAGCACAGGCGGTTGACCGATACCTGCTCATTCTGTCTTATTTCAACGGCGGCTTACAAATATACGCTATCATATTTGTAAAGCGTGGAGTTTATGTTTGTTACTCCATCCTTGGGCCTTACTTTTAACTCTATTCAAACAATCAAACCGCAGGCATTTTGCGATCGTGGTCCTGTTAAGGATACTGATTGAGCACTCTTATCGGCAAGAGATTTCCCTCCCTGTGATTCAAAATCCAGGTTTCCGGGCACCAGAAATTAGCAGGTGCGAGCTTTTAACCGATTAACTGAGCCTAAATTTTGTTTATAATGTGGGAGCCATGGACACGGACTGATATTTGTCCGTTATAATATTCTTGTGATTCTAATACTTTGCGGTCGAATTGTTCACGGGCCTCAACGTAAGATGTTTCTGCTTTGCTTTTACAATAATGTAATATTTCTCTTGTGAAGTTTTCTTTGCCATATAACTCAACGTCTTTGTTGAGTTCTAAGTTTGAGCCATAATAATCTTGCCAGTCGCTGTCTATTTTGCTTCTGATCTTCTTTTTCTTCTTGGTGCCGTTCTTCAACTTGATAGTCTTGTAGGTCGTTTTACTAAATTTTGCTAATTTTTTGCCAATATAGAGCCTGCCAGAGGTATTACATGAGATAAGATAAACAAATCCCACGCAATCTTCGGGCAGTTCTGTAACTATAGAACCTTTATGGTACCAAGTCATTGACCCATTGATGCCTTAGCTTCCTTGCGGGCATTCTTCTCAGCAGTGATTTCATTGCGGCGGGCTTTAACAGCTTTGGCTAGTTCACCTAATGCTTTACGAGCACGGGTTCCAGCAGCAGCATTACCTGCTGTAAATTTTGCATCCTCTGCTAAGAATGCTTCCATTTGATCTTTAATTTGTTGTGTTGATGTCATTTCTTATTTTCCTTGGTCTTCCTGCTTTTAAAGGATTTGCTTTTCTGTAAGCTCTTTCTTCTCTTTTCTGTACTAACGTATCTTTAGTATCTTGCCTGCGGGCATCATACAATTCTATGCTAGATCTATGTAATTGTTTTTCTACACTAATGATTTTTTTTATGCAGCCTCTGAACCTTCTCCCTACTTCGGGATCTTTTTTCTTCATGCAAGCATAGTGATAGTTATGCAGATCTACAATGAGGCTTAGTAATTCTGAATACAAAGCATTATGCTTGGCCATTGCTTCATTCAACATAGTCTACATCATTTGAATAACTGGTAAAACCATTTTCTTTGATAACTCTAAGAACATTGTTTACCCTGCCAATCAATTCATCCTTGTGTGATATTAAGTATATATTCTTATTGCGTTCTCTGGCCATCTTTTTTAGGACTGCTAGGGCACTTTCTACACCAGCACTATCCATTCCAGCATCTACAAGTTCGTCAATAAACAATAAATTAATACTTTGATATAGACCTTCCCAAACATCTCGGAAAGCAAAACTCATACTTAAGATTAATCGATTACGTTCACCTCTGCTAAGATTATCAAAATCTAAATCTTGTCCTAATTGGGTAATCTCAACATTAAGGTCATTTTGAAAAATAACTCGATGCGGCAATCCAAGTTTATCGATATAATATCCTAGACGTTTGTTTAGATAACTCAAATTTTGATCAATGATCTTCTTACGGATGAAACTATCTTTGTTGGTTAATAGTTTGTGTAAGAATTCTTGATGATCTTTAAGTTTAGTCATTGCATTAATGGCATCCCAATTAATTTCTTGAATTGCGGTCTTTTTTAATTCTTCTATTTGTTCTTCGTAGGGATTTAATTCATCTGCTCGAGTGGTTAAACTCTTTTCAAGACTATCTAAATTATTTTTATGTCCAAGTGCTTCTGCTTCTGTATCATAAAATGTATTAGGTCTCAACGGCATATCACCATCAACTATTTCATCTACAATCTTTTCTAAGTCTTGAGATACTTTATCAAAATATTTCTTTGCTTCTGTCAAGTGCTGTGTAGCAACAGAAGTCATTTCTTCATGTTTATGATCGTGAAGTTCCTGTTCACAAGCATGGCAAGTTTTATTTGCTAAACTTTTTAATTCTGTTTCATACTTCTTAACTGATTTTTCAGCCTGACCAAGGGCAGAATTCAAAGTTGCTTGCTGTTTATTCAGCCCTTGTATTTTTGTATTGTGTTCATTCCATAATTTAAGTTGAGCATGTGCCGCTAACTCTGCTTCAATGTCAACAGTTTCAAGCCGCATCATAGCCCTACCGATGTTTTCTATGTCAGCGGTCTTCTTAGTTTCCCAAGCACTACTCTTAATACCTAAACTATCTATGCTTTTTTGTACATTTTCATTAGCAGCTTTAATGCCTTCTATCTTAAATGTTTCTTGTTGAATGCTATCTTTAGTTTCTTTGACTAATAATTTAAGAGATTCGGCTTTTTCACTGAGCAGGGTAATTCCTAGCAATTGTTCAATAACTTCTCTCTGTTCTGCAGCCTTCATTGACAAAAACGGCTCTGTATAGGTGTTTAACGCAACTAAATGCTTGAACATTGTATGGCTCATCTCCAACATCTGCTCAATGGCCTTCTGCGTTTCTCTACTATCACCCTGACTATCGTCTTCGGATTCTTCGGTTTTTAGCTGGTTATCATTGACAAATAGCTTGAGTATGTTAGGCTTCCGTCCCCGTTCGATCCGATATTTTACGCCGTTTTTTTCAAATTCAACAGTAACTAACATAGCTTTACCGTTGGTCTTATTGATTAAGTTTTCTTTCTTAATATTAGTTAAAGCCTGCCCATACAATGCATAAGATAATGCATTAACAATGGTAGTTTTACCCGTGCCGTTGCGTGATCCAGTGTCGTCACCGCCTAGATCAAGGTTAGATCCTAGCACTAATGTTAATGCTTGTTTGTCAAAGTCCACGGCTTGGGTCTGGTTGCCCACACTCATAAAGTTTTTTACTGTAAGATTATTTAATTTAAACATTAGAGGTTATTATAAATTTCTAATAAAACTGTTCTATCAAACTGTTCGCTATCAATATTAATCAATTGTTCAGTGACAATCTGATCAACACTTTCAAATGTTGCATCCGGATTATCATCAATAGTACCATCCATATTAGTTTTATCTTGAATAAGACTAATTTCACGAATGTCGTAATCGCGAATGAATGTTTCTTTAATAAAGTTTGCCTCTTCGTAACTAATATCGATATCAAGATTCACTTTAATGTGCATCTTAGATTTCATTATAGCATCCGCATTGTCAATTAAGTTACTAAGTTTAACGGTTCTATACTTAGGGCAGTTGGCCCAATTGATAAATTGTGGTTCCCCACCCCATTCTAAAGTCATCATTCCTCGATCATCGTCACCTGTATCTGCAAAGTTATGTGGAAACGCATTACCAATGTACCAAATATTTCCACTATTTTGTCTTTTATGGAAATGACCACTGAATACATAGTCTGGACCTTTGAGTGAATCTGCACCAAGTTCACCGTGATCGGGCATTTGTACCATAGCGTTCATATAAAACAATGGTAATTCAAAGTGACCAAATACATATTTGCTTTTAATAGACTTCATGGTTTTCCACTCGTCACCTACTAGCCAAGGTACAAGGGTAACATCACCCCGGGTCATAATACTGTCTACGACAGTGACGCCTGGAACGTGCCTACCAAAAGCACTCGAGTGAATGTCACGCTTGTCTTTATAGAACAAATCGTGGTTACCTGGGAACCAAAAGAACTGTTCAAATGCTGCACCTAGTTTTTCTAGACAGCGTAGACTGCTATCTAATGTGAATAAGTTTAGGCTGTTGCGGTTATGACTCCAGTCGCCGAGAAAAATACAAGTTTCGCAACCTGCATTCTGAGCTTCTGCAATAAACCAATCTATAAATTCTTCGCAATCACGTAAGTGTGTTGTACTATTGGACTTTAGACCATAGTGAATATCTGTGAAACACGCTACCTTTTTAAACAAGGGCATTAATTATTCTCCTAGCTACGAGTTTAGCAGGACCTATTTTAAATGTCAAGGTTCTTTCTCTTCAATATCGCCATCTTCTTCTTCGGGATATTCCTCGCTCTTGGGCATACGCATATTTTTATATAGTTCTGCCTGTCTAGCAGTTTCCTCTGCATACCCTTGTGAATTCTGTCGAGTTGAACTTGGTGTTAGTCCAGCTTCTTCTAATAAGTCATCTCGGATATTTTGACTTTTCTTTTCAATGTTTAGGATCCTAGTGAAGCTATTAGTCACCGCAGCGGTATAATAGGCAAACGGATTTTCACTTTTACTCTCATCAAATTGCAATCCAATCTGACTTAATTGTAAGATTGCTTGCCCCTTCATTTCATCAACATAGGTATATCCACGCCAATTTGATCTTTGTGCATATCTTTCACTAAGTTTGATATACATCTTACCTAGATTTTCTGTAATACGTCCGTGATCTTTGCTGAAGTGTCCGGTATCTAATGGACCTTTCCAATGGCTTTTGCCCACACAAATTAACTCATCTTTGTCATTGAATTTCCAATGTTGGAATGGGGGGAAATTTACTTTGTCATGACTATCTGCTGTAGTCTTTGTAGTTTTCTTACGACCCGGTGCTAATGGTATATGTTCAAACGTCATAATACGTATGACCACATCTGTTTTTGCAATAGTTTTATAGTCTGGGGTTACTTCTGCTAGTTTGGTTTTCTTGTCTCCACCGTTTCTAGCAATAGCAAATGCAATCAATCCTAATCTTTTTGCTCTAGCACGTTTAGCATCTGCTATAGTACGTATATTGATCTTATCAATATTTGATAGAATTATGTCATGTTGTTTGTAGTCCGGGCTGATAAAACTTGAAAAGCTGCATTTGCTTTGATGTATCTCTGCTAGTAAATCTCTATTGTTTAGATATTTTACTTTTCTTATGGTTGGTATAAGGCTCATGTTTTTATTGTTATTCCTTATGTTAAGTATAACATCAATTTTTTGGTTGTCAACCATTGATATTATATTAGCACTTTATTTATTGGTTAAATATAGTATAAAGGAGCTATCATGGGTATTCTAGAAGCAGCAGGTTCGTTAATTGACAAATCGTCCACATTATCTGGTATCAAAAATCAGGCGCAGGCGTGGGGCGACTCTGTGCGAGCAGCTCAAAGATTTTTTGGAGGCAAAAAACCTGAATTACCAAGTGCATCAGTAACCGGTAATATGACCATGGAGCAAGATCTTAGAGTGAGAATTAAAGTTCCAGAAAATTATCTTCAGGCCCTTACTTCCAAAAATTGGAAACATTCTGGAATAATTTTTCCTTATACTCCACAGATATCATTAGAACATAAAGCTGATTATGCCCCTGCTAATCCTATGCACAGTAATTACAACATAAATTTTTATAAAAATAGTTCAGTGACTTCTATTAGCATCTCGGGAAAGTTTACGGTGCAGAATGAAACTGATGCTTACAATTATCTTTCTACTGTACATTTATTGCGAGCATTGACAAAGATGAATTTTGGAAAAGATGGAAATCCAGGCGCACCACCACCAGTATGCCGATTAATGGCCTACGGTGATTATATGTTAGATAATGTTCCTGTAGCAATTACTAGTTTTAAATCAGACCTTCCAGAAAACATTGATTATTTTTCAGTATCTGGTACTATGTATGGTGCTGCCAGGGTTCCTATTTCTTCTACCATTACTGTGGTTTGTATACCAATGTATAGCAGACAAGAAATGTTAAATGCATCTGTAACTGGTTGGTTAGATGGCACCTCAAGTAGAAAACAAGGATATCTATAATGTCAATGTATAAAAATACAAGCCCCTACTATACCACCGATCTTACGGGGGGTTATTTAAATATAATGTCAACAAGATATATACCTGATAAAATCGATGACTTATTATTTGAAGTACCAAACACCTATGAAAATCGTCCAGATTTATTAGCCTATGATCTATACAAAGATGTAGGACTATGGTGGGTATTTGCAGTTAGAAATCCTAGCATTATTAAAGATCCTGTATATGATTTAGTTGCTGGTATTAAAATCTACATACCTCAACTGACTACAATTAAATCTGCATTAGGAATGTAATATGGGAACAAGCTCAAATATTGCCTTTGGCAAATTTACTAATGATATGGCTCTAGCAGCCGCTAATAAAAACGCTAATAATAAAAAGTTAGGTGTAAATATTCCTCAAACTGCCGCAGCACAACAATTAGCAGTATTAAGTCCTGACGTTACTGAGTTAAACTTAGTAACTGTCTCTGGAAAACGACTAAAAAACAATGAAGAAGAAATAGAAAAAAATGTTTTAAATAACTATCGATCTTTAACTCACAATTTTACTATGGCAGCATTGTCAATGGACGAAGTAAATGATCCAAATAGTTATAGAAGCGGAAATCTAACTCGAGTCATATTAAAATCTGGAGGAAAGGGACCAAACGCAATTAACATTACTAATGATTCAAATAAAGATCTTATCAAAGGCTTCAACGAAAACAGTCCCGGTAGATTTGATATGTTTATTGATAATGTTGAAATTGAAAGTCTAATGACATTTACAAAAAATAGTAGTGTCAGTTTAACATCATCGTTAAGATTTGATATTTTTGAACCATACAGTATTAGTGGATTTATCGAAGCTATACAGGTTGCTGCGGTATCTGCTGGATATCCTTCCTATATAGGTGCTAGTTTTGTATTGAAGATGGAATTTATAGGATATCCAGACAATGTTTCAATAGAAGAATCAAAGCCTATTACAATACCCGACAGTGTTAGATATTTTGTATTTAGATTTAATAGTGTATCTGTAGATATTACTGAGCAAGGTACAAGATATAAATGCGCAGCAACGCCCTGGAATCAAGCAGGATTTGGAGAACCTAACAAATTAAAAAAACCCATAAAGATTGTAGGAAAAACTGTAAGAGAAATATTAACTAATTTTAAAGACTCACTAAATGAACAACTAAAAGACGAAAAAAAATCATCTACAGTAGAAGGTACTACAGATGTTGAACCAGACGAGTATGATATAGTATTTTTAAGATCGGAAACTAGTAATGTTATAGATATTATAGCTAATTCTGAGATTAGCGAATTTCAAAAAGGTAATGAAAATTATGATTTTCCCGAGGCTCAAGATACAACGGGATATGATGGTCAGAAAGTTAAAAAAAGTCCTGAAAAGCAACCAGCAGGTAAGACTCAGTTTACAGAGAAAGAACTAGAAATAATTAAAAAAGATGCAGCAAAGCACGGCATCAAGAACCCTATCATTAACTTCAAACCAACTCTTCCTAATTCTTCAAAGCCTACCGTAAATTTTAGAGAAGCTCAAGCTATACATGAATGCATAGCGGCTGTTATTCGAGACAGTGAATTTGGTAAAGCTATTGTAAAAAATATAGGTATAGATGGTACTCCTGGGGAGATTGATGACTATGGTTTTATAAATTATTTTTTAATAAACATAGAGATGACCAATCTAGGAGGTATTAATAAGGTAACTAGAAAACCTCGTCAAAAATATACCTATGTAATTTCTTCATACAAAGTGCATTATACTAATGTTCCTAACTATGCAAATCAGATTGTTAATGTAGATCTATTGATAAAAAACGTTGTTTTAAGAAATTATAATTATATCTATACTGGAAAAAATGTAGATGTTTTAAATTTTAAAATTCAATTTAACAATTTATTCTTTGAAGCAGCAACATACGCAATGGGTAATAGCAATAATAATCGAGGAACTAACAATCTTAACCCGGATAATTTACCATCGCCAAAATTAAACAATCTACAAGACCCTCAACAACGTGCTTATGCAAAAGGTATATTTCCAACTTCTACAAGAACCGTAACAGCTGAGTCTAGTGATGCAACTGGGGATGGCGGCAAAAGTGGAGGGTTTGAACCTGATCCTTTCTCAGTAATGTCTAAAAATATGCACGAAGCTATCATTAATTCTCCAGTTGGTATGGTAACAGGCGAAATAGAAATATTAGGTGATCCTTTCTTTTTAGTCACAGGCGGAATAGGTAACTACAATCCCGATATAGAAAAACTTGGTAAAACTGTTAATGGTGAATCTGCCTATAATCGTGGTGAAGTTTACGTGAGTATAAAGTTTAGAAACCCTATAGATATTTCTAAATTTGAAGAAAATGGTCTAGTATATTTTAGCGAAGAAAATACTGAATATAGTGGAGTATATAAAGTGAATAGAGTAACCAGTAATTTTAGAAATGGATTGTTTACTCAACGATTAGAAATAACAAGACTTCCTGGACAAACACGTACCGGACCTAGCGATGATGCTAAACAGGTAATGATTACTAAACCGGACTCGAACAATCAATCTAACGCAGAAATAAATCTACCTAGAACTAACCGAACTCTTGTTGATCCAGAAACTTTAAATCAACAAGCTGTTGCACCTGTCGCAGTATCCACTCCTATCCCTGTTAGTAATAATACAGTTATTACATTAACACCGTTACCATAATAACTTTCTAAGATTAATATGTCCATTGAAAAAAGAACAAAAGGTAGGTTACCGACTCCGGGCCCATATCTTGCAAAAATAACTAATCATTCGGATCCTACCTATATGGGGGGATTAGAAGTAGTATTAATGCGAGGAGTACCGAACAATAAATTATCCAAACCTGACGCTTATATTGTAAGATATCTTAACCCGTTCTATGGAGTTACATCTAAAGATTTTGAAGGTAACAGTTCTGAAAAATTTGGAGATGTACAAAAAAGTTATGGGATGTGGATGATTCCACCTGACATTGGTACCACAGTTATGGTGATATTTGTAGATGGGGATCCTAATCAAGGATATTGGATGGGCTGTGTACAAGATACATATCAAAATAGTATGCTTCCGGGAATTGCCGCCGATACCAATATTGCTTGGGATACTGGACAGAAAGACAAATATGACACTGATACATTACCTGTTGCAGAGTTGAATAAAAAAGCGTTAACTGGAAATAATCCTAATGTATCTACCATTAAAAAACCAGTACATCCGTTTGCTGACAAATTATTAGCACAAGGATTATTAACTGACAATGTAAGAGGTATAACATCTAGTTCAGCTAGACGAGAAGCACCTAGTAGTGTATTTGGTATTAGTACTCCAGGACCTCTAGATATTAATGGTCCAAAAAGATTAATTGGGTATGTTGGTCCAACTTCACCAAAACAAAAAAGTGTTCCTGTGAGTAGATTGGGTGGTAGTACATTTGTTATGGATGACGGTGATTCTAACGGAGATAACGAATTAGTTAGAATTCGTACTAGAACAGGTCATCAAATTTTACTGCACAATAGTAATGATTTAATCTACATTGCTAACAGCAAGGGCACTGCTTGGATTGAATTGACTAGTAATGGCAAAATAGATATATATGCAGCAGATTCTGTAAGCATACATACTCAGGGCGACTTTAATGTATTAGCTGACAAGAATATTAATTTAGAGGCCGGCGGCAATATAAACATGAAATCTAAAAAAGCAATGAATGTAGAAGCTGTAGATGGTAAAATTTTATTTACAGGTTCTTATGATCACAAAGTTGCAGGCGATATTAAGTTTGCTACATCATCTAATTTTAATATAAATTCTGATGGTAATAATAATTTTACTGCTGCAAAGAATACTAATATATTGAGTAAAGGTTCACACTTTGAAACTGCTGGTGAGATTCATATGAATGGTCCAAAAGCATCATCCGCAACCTTAGCATCAGTTGATCTTCTGCCAACTAATTCATTACCTAATACTGATATAGACAAACCGTGGAATGGCAAAAATAGATATAAAACTGATCCTATAAATACCATTGTGTCCCGTGCTCCTACACATGAACCGTGGCCAGGCCACGAAGATTTAACAAATTAAACTGAGAACATTTATGCCTTATAAGAATATTGAAATTAATACTGCCAACACTGTATATAATCAGGCACCTCAGCAAAGTCAATTTTATAAAGGATTTAGCACAGTTGGTGCTTCAACCTATGGTAATCAGCTCTACGATATAGATTTAATTAAACAAGATATATTAAATCATTTTAATACTAAAAAAGGTCAACGATTAATGAATCCAGATTTTGGTTGCATTATATGGGATTTATTAATGGAACCGATGACTGACCAGGTTAAAGAACTGTTGGTAGATGATATTACTAAAATTTGTAATTTTGATCCTAGGGCAGTTCCTACTGAAATAACCTTAAATGATTATCCCAGCGGATATGTTGTAGAACTAACAATACAAATTCGAGACACTGATCAATCATCTTCTATGAAAATGATCTTTGATCAGAAATTAGGACTAAGTGTACAATAATATACGTACATTATTACTACAATAAATACGGTATAGAATAATAAAATTATGATTCCATCAACTAACAGCAAACTACTTGTATCCGAAGATTGGAAAAAAATATACCAATCTTTTAAAAATGCGGACTTTCAAAGCTACGATTTTGATACCTTACGTCGAACAATGATTCAAAATCTTCAGGAAAATTATCCTGAAGATTTCAATGATTTTATTGAAAGCAGCGAGTATATTGCATTAATTGATCTAATTGCTTACCTAGGGCAAAACCTAAGTTTCCGTATTGATTTAAATGCTCGTGAAAACTTTTTAGAAACAGCCCAACGCCGTGATAGTATTTTAAGATTAGCCCAATTAATTAGCTACACTCCTAAAAGAAATTCTCCAGCCAATGGTTTTTTAAAAGTAATGGCTATTTCTACTTCAGATGCTGTAATAGATAGTAATGGTACAAATTTGTCCAATATTCCTGTTTTATGGAATGATCCTACAAATTCAAATTGGTATCAACAATTTATCAGCATAATGAATTCTTCCATGTCGGGAAGTTTCTCATTTGGTAAACCACATGATAGAAAAAATATTGACGGAATACTCACGGAACAATATCGAATCAATAGTTCTAATACAGATGTTCCTGTATATACTTTTGCTAAAAGTATAAATGGAACTACAATGAATTTTGAAATAGTCCCCTCATCATTCTCTAGTTCAACTTCTATATATGAAGAAGCTCCTAAGCCCGGTACTACTTTTAGTTTGATATATAAAAATGATAATCAAGGTTCCGGCAGTGCAAACACAGGATTTTTCACACATTTTCGTCAAGGATCATTAAGTGGTTCTGATTTTTTTATAGACTCTCCTGTGCCTAATGAAATTGTTGGAGTTAATTCTAGTAACATTAATAACAGTGATGTATGGTTATGGCAGATTGATGCCAATGGTACTTATACAACTCAATGGACTAAAGTGTCTGACCTTATAGGTAATAATATTATCTATAATAGTATTTCTAATAGTAACAGAAATATATATAGTATATCGTCTAGAAATAGTGATCAAATTGATTTAAATTTTGCAGATGGTAGCTTTGGAAATTTACCTAAAGGCCAATTTAAAGTATTTTACAGACAAAGTAATGGTTTAACGTATACCATTAAGCCACAACAGATGAGCGGTATTGTTGTTGATATTCCGTATACAAATAAACTAGGTCAAAGTCATACATTAACAATGACTATGTCTTTACAGTATACGGTTAATAATAGTTCTGGTCCAGAATCTAATGCTAGTATACAAAGCAAGGCTCCTCAAGCATTCTATGTACAAAACAGAATGGTCACAGGTGAGGATTACAATATTGCACCATTAACTTTGAGTAATGATATTCTTAAAGTTAAAAGTGTAAACAGAGTATCTAGTGGTATTAGTAAATATTTTGACCTCAGTGATGTTAGTGGAAAATACAGTAAGACTAATATATTTGCTGCTGACGGATTCTTGTATAAAAGTGTACATGAACAAAATTTTGATTTTGAATTTACTAATCGTAATGAAATTTTCTCAGTAGTCAAGGAACAATTAGAACCAATTATTTCTTTACCTGCATTAAGGTCTTTTTACTTTGATCAATATTCTAGACCCAATGTATATACTATATCTGAACCAAAAATAGTTTGGGAACAAGTTAATAAAATTTCTAATCAAAGCAGGGGATATTTTAAAATACCTACCAATCCTGCTGTTCCTATTGTAGTAGGTAGCGCCACAGTAAATAATTTTAAATATGTTTTACCCGGGTCAATGATTAAATTTGTTCCACCGGCAGGAAAATATTTTACTTCAGCGGGTAAAATTGTTGCTAATAAAGGTAATTCTACAGTAGATTATATTTGGACAAAAGTTATACAAATTATAGGTGATGGTGCAAATTCCGGTGCAGGCGCATTAGATAATGGTACAGGTCCGATAATTTTAAGCAATGTTATAGATAGTTTGGCTATTCCTGTAGAAATTATTCCTAAATTTGTTAATACTCTTACCTATGCATTTGAAAATGAAATAGTAACTCTTTGTTTAAGCAAGAGAAATTTTGGTTTAACTATAAATGATAGAACTAGAACTTGGAATATTATATCAGATACCAACATTGATCTAAATAGTCCTTTTAGTTTATTAAATCAAAATAGTTCATCAAATTCTAGTAAGGATGCCAGTTGGTTAATAGCATTTACTTGGACGGGTAAAAATTATAGAGTGAGATATAGAATATCTGATTATATATTTGAAAGTGATAAAGAAACTGCGTTTTTTATAGATGATAATTCTATAAATTATGATTTTGTTTCTAATACAGTAATTAAAGATCAGATATCAGTTTTATCTATAAACACTTCAAACACATCAACATCTGTAAGTATAGGTAAAGATTATCGCTGGCAAATTGATGCTCCTGTTGTAGAATCTGATGGTTATTCTGAACCTAAAAAAGTTAAAGTAAGTTTCTATGATTATAATAATTCTGGACAAATTGATGATCCGGATGCATTTGATAATATAGTAAAACCATTAAGTACAAATCCGGCAACAAACTATAAAGATAAATTTATATATTTTGAAAAATTAGCAGACGGTCTACGATATAAATTATCTGATCAATCTCAGTTTTATACAGCACCTACTCCTGACGAAGTAATAGGTATTCCTAAAAATGGAGATTTATATTATTTTTATGACCAATCTTATAATGTGGTAAAGAGTTATACAACTGCTGCTATTAATTCATCTGATCCTTGGATATATGAACCAAACTATTTTGCCTATCCAGGCCGCATAGGATTAAAATTCCATTATATGCATAATAGCGGAGAGGATAGAAGAATTGATCCTAGTAAGAGTAATATTATTGATATCTACTTGTTGACGTCCTCCTATGATACTGAATATAGAACATGGTTAACTTCTGGAGTAGGTAATGAACCATTGCCGCCCACTAGTCAAAGTTTAGAACAAAATTTTTCAAACACATTAGAGCCTATTAAAACTATTAGCGACGAGATGATTTTTCAACCTGTTAAATATAAAACATTATTTGGAAGTAAAGCAAATATAAATTTACAGGCAACATTTAAAGCAGTTAAAAATGCATCGATACCTATTAGTGATAACGAAATTAAAACAAGAATATTAAATGCTATTCAAGATTTCTTTTTATTAGAAAATTGGTCTTTTGGTCAATCTTTTTATTTTAGTGAATTATCAACATATGTAATGAATATTATGACACCTGATATAACAAACTTTATAATTGTACCTAAGGCAAATAACAATTTTGGAAGTTTATATGAAATTGCTTGTTTGAGCAATGAGATTTTTATTAACGGTGCAACTTCAGCGGACATAGAAATAATTGATGCTATTACTGCTTCTCAATTAAAAACAACTTATACAATAGTAACAAATAGCGGAAATTAAATATGGCAAATAAAGTTATTAAGTCGGTCAATTTATTACCCGAGTTTTTAAAAACAGATAAGAATAAAAAATTCTTATCTAGTACAATTGATCAACTAATACAACCTCCTCAACTAGAACGTATTGATGGTTTTATTGGTTCTAAATTAACTCCAAACTATGTTGCGTCTACTGATTTTTATATTTCAGAAACACTCCCATTACGAAAATCATATCAATTAGAACCTGCATTAACAGTCAAAGATAGTTTAGGTGTTGTTAATGATGTCATTGGTCTTGATGATTTAACCAATGAAATTTCTACTCGTGGCGGCATTGTTAATAATCTTGATAGATTGTATAGAACAGAATTTTATTCCTATAATCCACATATTGATTGGGATAAGTTAATAAATTATCAGGCCTACTATTGGCTAGTTAATGGCCCTGAAGCTATTTTAATCACAGGCCCATTGGATGCTGTAACAAATAGATATACTGTACTCAATATTGAAAATGATATTTTAGGAAAAACAACGTACACTTCTGTCTCTGGTATAAAATTATCTGATGGAATGAAAGTAAGATTTGGTGGATCAACATTTCCTGAATCTTATTTAGATAATGAATATTTTGTTGAAGGCGTTGGAACTGCAATTAAACTGGTAAAATATTCTTTGCTATCAGGCGCAACCAAAATAGCAACTTTATACACAGAACATTTTGACGAACATCCTTTTGATGAGTTTCCATTTGATAATTCTAAAACATTACCTACCACTCCGGATTACATTACTATCAATAGGGCTAGTCAAGATTTAAATCCCTGGTCTCAAAATAATCGTTGGGTACACGCTGATGTTATTAAAGCATCTGCATTGGCCAATGGATTACAACCAACATATCCAGATGACAAACGTGCTAAACGTCCCATCGTAGAATTTAAAGCAGATTTAAAATTATTTAATTTTGGATCTTTAGGATTAAAAAATATTGATCTCATTGATACAATAACAAAAGATGCATTTAGTATCATAGAAGGATCTGCAGGATATTATGTTGATGGCGTATTATTAGAACAAGGAAATCGAGTTGTTTTTAATGCAGATACAAATAATAGAGTACGTGGTAAAATTTATCAAGTTAACTATATTACTATTAATGGAAACCTTAAATTAGAATTAGTCGATACCGGTGATATATCCACAATGTCTAGTGTTGGAGTAAATCTAGGAAAAACTTTTGCTGGTACAAATTGGTGGTTCAATGGAGATTTTTGGCAATATTCACAACAACGCACATCATTGAATCAAGCACCTTTATTTGATTTATTTGATGATAAAGGAAATAGTTATAGTGATAAAAAACAACACCTTAGCAATTTTACTGGTAATAAAATATTTGGATATGAAGTAGGAACTGGTACTAATGACACAGTTTTAGGATTTCCTTTAAAGTATAAAAATAGTATTGGACTTGGAAGTTATCTATTTAAAAACTATTTTACGTCTGATGTTATTTCATTATCTGTTAATAATCAGGAAATAAAAATATCCACAGCAATTACATATTGTAAATTTGCTGATGGTACTTTTGCCAATGTGTGGAAAACTGCCGCCGATTATCAAATACCTATTTTACAAGTAATATCCACCACTGAAGAAACTTCTAGAATAGAATTAACAGCAATTGACAATCCAACAACTGTTGATTTATTATTGGAAGTATTTGTTGATGGATATGTAGTTTCTAATTATACAATTGATAAAATTTTAGGTAAGTATCTAATTAATTTTAATAAATCATTACCTGCATCAACTAATGTATTATTAAAAATACGAACTAAGGCAGTACCTAATTCTAATGGATATTATGAACCACCATTAGGATTGACTAATAATCCGTTCAATGGTCCTATCACATCATTAACATTATCTGAATTAAGCGATCATCTTCACACCATGATCAATAAAACTAATGGGTTTGTAGGAGAATTTCCAGGGTCCAGTAATTTAAGAGATCTTTCAGATGAAACAAAATATGGAAATCGATTAATATCAAATATTAATCCAATGTCATTTGCTAATTTTTTTATAGGTAAAAAAGAACATAGTGTTATTGATGCAATAACTAAAGCAGGTGATCAATACAATCAATTTAAAATATTGTTATTAAAAAAGATTTCTGAAATAAGTGATCTATCAAATCCTATAACAGATCTTGATAGAGTATTGACAGAAATAAATCTTGATAAAGATATACAATCTCCATATTATCTATCAGATATGATTGCATATGGAACTGATAACAAATCAAGAACTTGGACAGTCACTAACTCACGTAATATTATCTATCCATTGGCTAGTGAATTTGATCCAAAAGTATTAAGTACACATTCAATTTTAATTTATCTTAATGGTAATCAATTATTATCCGGTATTGACTATGAATTTGAAGTAGCTGATTCTACAGTAAAAATTTTAAAATCATTATCAGTTGGGGATACATTAATCATTAATGATTATCATTCCACGTTGGGTTGTTTTGTTCCTCCTACTCCTAGTAAGTTAGGATTATATCCAAAATATCAACCTAGAATTTATCAAGACTATACATATTCAACTCCTGTAAATGTAATTCAAGGCCATGACGGTAGTATCACCGTTGCTTACAATGATTTTAGAGATGCTATTATTCTTGAATTTGAAAAACGTATCTACAACAATATTAAAGCAGAATATCGTTCAGAACTATTTGATGTTAATTCAATATTTGCTGGAGCATTTAGAAATAGTGAATATTCTAATGATGAGATTAACAAAATATTAAGTATTGACTTTTTAAAATGGGCAGGTTTTTACGGAATAGATTATACTCTAAATAGTTCATTTGAAGAATCAAATTCTCGTACTTGGAATTATCAAGGCGGATTTAATACAGCATTGGG